TGTGTGTAAAAATTTTGCACTGATTCAATCAGTTTTTTTTCATAGTCTGCTCTATTTTTAATAAAACACTGAGCAACACCATCTTCACAGGCCAATATAACTACTAATTGATCTATTTTTTCACCATACAATTCTTCATACATCATGGCATAAGCCGTAGTTTGTAAGAAATAATTTTCTATCCAACCTTCTTCTCTTTCTTTATTTGCTGATTTAAAATCCACCACTGATAATTTACCATTATATTCAGCAATACAATCTACCTGTCCAGCAAGTGTTAATTTTTTACTGTACATAATTGTTTCTAACATTTTTATATTATCAATTTGATCCACATAAGGTCTTATAAGTTTGAATAAACCTAATGGTAATACATCTCTTATTGATGGTGTTAAATTTTGTAAATATTGTTCAACTAGTGTGTGCATTGCTTTACCACGTCTAGCAGCTCTGCCCATTTCCCAATTTGCAACAGATTCGCCAACTTTATTTCTCCATTCTTGCAATGAATCTTTTTTAAGTAAAGACAATACAGAAGTAACTGATGGATATGATTTACCATCTATTTCATAGAATCTTATGCCGTCTATATTTTTACCTTTAGTATCAGGCAAAACTTTAGGGTCAACTTTATTAAATTTAAATTCTTTAGGCATTATTTCTTTTTGTTGGATCTTTTAATATTCTTAAATAAGGTTTTTGTGTAACCCAACCTTGAGGAAATAACTTTTTAGCATCACTATCGTTTACAGTTGTACTAATAATAACATCATCACCTTTATTCCAATTTGCTGGAGTTGCTAATTTATAATTATGAGTTAATTGTAATGAATCTACCACTCTTATTATTTCGTTAAAATTTCTTCCTGCACTAGCTGGATATTCCAATTTTAATTTAATTTTTTTGTCTGGACCTATAATGAATACCGATCTAACTGTCATTGTATCACTAGCATTTTCATGTATCATATCGTAAAGTTTTGATACTTTTTTATCTTCATCAGCAATCAATGGATATTCTGGTTTTTCACCTTGTGTTTCTTGTATATCACTTAACCACTGGTCATGATTACCAATTGCATCAACCGATAATCCAATAACTTTAACATTTCTTTTTTTAAATTCAGGTAAAAGTTTTTGTAAAATACCTAGTTCAGTTGTACAAACTGGTGTAAAATTTTTAGGATGTGAAAATAATATTGCCCAACTATTATCTATAAATTTATAAAAATCTATCAATCCTTGAGAAGTGTGAGCTACAAAATTTGGTGCTGTGTCATTTATTTTAACCATAATATATCCAATATATCAAAATTATACTATTTTGTCAAGCCTATATCATAGGTTCGTATTTTGTCTTACCGTTTTCAGTTATAGCTCTCAGATATTGCTTTCTATTCAATCCTTCACCTTTATAAGAACAGTGTACCCAACCGCTATTAGGATCTTCTGGTTTCCAAAATTCAAGTATTAATTGATCATAATCAAGGTTTTGGTGAATCCAATCGCTTAAATCTTTATTAGCAATACCACCAATTTCAAAGTCTGCAGCCTGTCCTTTAGTATGTTGGCTGGTTGTTGTACTTCCTATCTTTATACAAAGTTCTGGTGATCTATAACCTGAAGTTATAATTAAAGGTTTACCAAAATTATCTCTGACTGGCTGAAGTATATGTGTTGCTAATTTTTGTAAATTTTCTATTATTTCATCTGATGGTTCATTAGATATACCGAATCTTGTAGCTGATTCACTTTTAGTTAATTCTTTCAATGATACATTTTCTGTTAAGTTCATATTATCCTCTTGTTAATTTTATTATTTTTTCTATTTGAGCTTTAATAATTGGACCTCTATTAGGCCAATGTATATATGGCTCATCACTTTTACTAAGGTTGTATAAAAAGGGCAATATAACTTTTTCGATATCTTTAAATCTCTGTATAGTTGTGGCATCTGCAACTTCTTTAGAAACGGAATCTCTTTCATTTACAATTTCCATTATTTCATTCATCATAGATTTAATAGTAGATACATCAGATTTAATTTTAGATAATTCTACATTATTAGTTTCTATAACTTTAGGATCAATTGAGGGTGTTTCTGTTATGGGTTTATTTGATACAGGTGTAAAACCAAAATCCTCATCAAGATCAAAACCACGCATGTAATCTGGAATGTTATTATCTGCCATTTTTTCTTTTCCTATGTTTATTTATTATCTCTCTTGTTTTAACTTCCTTAACAGATTTCTTTTTATATCTTTCAGCTAATGGTGATCCTGGATGAGCTTCTGCTATTCTTTGTAAATTGTCTTGCCAACCACTATCTGTTTTATGAGTTAACCCTGATACACCACCTACAATATTTAGAGATGTAAATATTTGTCTTACGTTTTTATTTTTTTTTAAATAAGTTTCTAATTCTGACATTGATAAATGTTCAGTATATTCTTCTCCTGTTTTAATATTTTCAAAACTGTATATTGGCATATTATTTTTTTATATTTATTTTAGGACAAAAAATAACTTTGCCTGTATTTTGATTTGAATAATTTACGGCTAATTTGTTTGTTCGTTTATCAAATAAATAAGAATTTTTTTCTTCGTCAATATAAGTACCATCACTATATTTTTGTGTGCAATAATAACTATTATAATCAATTTCTCGAATTATATGAGTTACTTTGGTATTGTCTTTTTCAAAAGATATTAATAAAGGTTGATTATTAGGTAAAGTTATTTTATTTTCATTTATTAAATAATTAGCATTAATAATTTTATTTTTTTCATAATTTTCAACTACCCTAACACTCACAGTCATAGTTGTGGTTGATGTGTTAGAATATGAAGAATTTATAAAAAATGTAAAAATTAAAAATGTAAAAAATGTTTTTTTCATTTAATTTCTGCCTTACCATCAATTATCGTTAATTTACCTATACAACAAATATTCCATTTTTGTATTCCGTTTTCGTAAGTACATTCATCAAATACAGGAACTTTTATATCTAAATGTTCTACTAAAATTTCTTTTCCATTTTCAATAACTCTCCAAACTAAATTACTTTCAGCGTGTTTGGTATTATATCGTATATAATATTTATTCATCTTTTTTTGATAATTTTGTTATGTAATTTTTTTATTCTTTTGCTTGTAGAATATTCAAACCATGCTGGATTGATAGAATGAACAATTATAGTTATGAATGAAAGAATTAATTCCTGACCTATTTTCCAACCAAGATACATATGTTGAAAGTAATTCATATTTACTTTTTTTAAATGTTTTTTCATTTTTCTATCCCCCATTTTATTTTTTGCCATAATCTATCATAACTATAATAGGTAAATGTTAATAAAAAATTAAAACCTATTGTAGGTATTATAGCATCATGCCATGATTGTCCTGTAATTATTAATAACAAATATGTTATGGTAAATATCCATATTCTATATATTAAAGCTTTAACAAAGGTTCTTTTTCTAGTAATTTTCATTAATTTATTGTTTGTTTATCGTTAGATTCTAATTCATCATAAGGTCTAATATTCTCTGCCGATTCTGGTATTGATTTTAACATTCTTAAAAAATCAGAATCATTTAAAGATGATTTATAAAGCCTCAATGCTTGAGCTAATAATGTTGCGGCAACTATTTGTGTTTGTTTTTTTTCTACCAATATTAAACGAGCAACTTCTTGAAATATTATATTATAAACTTCTTTTAATTCTTTATCATCTTTAGACGGCATTTTCAATACCTTTTTTGTACCAGTTTGGCATTACAGCTGGGTATTTCCAAGTAGCAAAATCTTTTTTTTTCATTATATAATATTTTCTATAACTGGCCACTGAATCGCCTGGTACTTTACACTCATCTGGCATCGCTGGTGTAGGTTCTTTTTGATCTCTTACAGGTAATTTTTTAGGTGCATCTTTTAATACATTACCTAGTTTTTGTATAGTCATGTGATCTTCTGATTTATTATATCTCAATTTGAATTGTGAGTGTAATGCCATCATGTGTCTATACAACCATACATAATTATGTAAATTATACATTACCCATTGTGTACTTGGATGTTTGATATGACTAGCCTTATATAAAATTTTATCTAAGTTTTTATCTGGATGTCTCCATCTTTTTATATTACGGCCATTTGCCGTTTTATCTGTAAATTCTTGGCCATCTAATACTCTGTGAGCCGTTGATAACATTTGTGCCGATTCTATAATCATTTTACATACATGTTTATCACAAGACATTTCTGCCGCTTTGATAGGATCTTTATCTAAATAAAATATATTCATTAATGTATACCTTTTTTATATCTTTGACACAATTTTTTCCAAACTGTAAACCAAAAGTTTTTTGCCCATTTAGATTCTGCTTTTTCACAAGCTTTAAATGCGTTATCTATAAGTTTTTGTTGTAATTTATTTGTAAGGTTCAACTTCATATAATTTCATTATATCATTAATTTTATATGTTGTCAACATTATTTTGGCATTACAACCGCTTTTAAAGCATCAACAATTTTATTAATATCAGTTTTTGGTTCTGATTGTGTTGTTGTGGTTGTACAAGCAACAATAATTAATAATAATAATATACTAACTATTTTTTTCATCTTTTCCTTTCTTTTCATTCCAATCGTAAATTTGATCTAGTTTTATTTTTATTTCGTCTGGACTTAATCCTTCAAGTTCTTTAGCACCTATTTCTTGTACAAATTTTTGATAGTCTCTATCTCTTTCTTTTTGTGATTTATTTTTATCGTTAATTTTTTCTAAAGTTTGTTTTAAAATTATATCTTTAATTGAAGGTTTATTAGTTTTCCATTCTGTTGAAGTAAAATTATTTGTGTAATCATTAGTTTTTAAATCTTCAGGATAAGTAATTTTATATTCGTTTTTATTAGTTTCTTTATTTTTAAGAGAAGCATTAAAAGCAACTAACATTAATACAGCTAAGGGGTCAAATACCATAATTAAACATATAATAATAAATCTAACGGCCCTATCTAAGTTACCATTATCACTATCACCAAATAAGATTTCGGCAACATATTTAAATGGTCCTACTTCCTTGTCTATAGATAATTGGTCTCTATCATATTTAAGTTTTTGATTTGATAATTCTGTAATTTTTTTAGATGAATTGGCAATTATATTATTTGCTCTATTTCTTTCATTTTGTTGTTTTTGTCTTTCTACTAAACCTTTGTCAGCGTCTTTATCTATGACTTTATCTAGTGCTTTATCTAGTTGGTCTACTATCTTCTGAGCACCGTCAATTGCTTTCTTTTCTGATTCTATTTGTCTTTCAATATTTTTTACTAATAATCTGTTACCTGTGTTTGGTGCTGCCGTATCTAAATGTGCTTTAGATAAAAAGCCAAATATACCTATTGATGTAATGAACATAAGCATTAAAACTGCTGATGTCAAGTACATTCTTATTGAATTTGGTAATTCTTTTAAATTCCAATTACGATATAACCAAGATACCGTTACCAGTTTTGCAGCTTCTAATGTAATACCCATTGTTACCACTGCCCAATATGCACCAGCAAATAAAGATGCCAATCCTAGTATAGAATAGTAAGCACCTACAATAGATACTGCAATACCTGATATGAATAATAATGTAGTTAATATCATTTAATCAATCTTTGTTTTCTGAATCAAATTGTTCTGGTGTCATCAATTTAACTGGTTTAATGTTTTTTGGATTTTTAACACCTAAATGTTTTAATAATAACTTTGTTTCGTTTTGTGCTCTTTGCATGAAATGTGTATGTGCCATTTGTGATACGGTCATATCGTGTAAAAATTGTCTTACTTCGGCTTTTAAATTTCTATCTACACCACTTCTAAAACCAATATAATAACTTAAACCAATAACAAGAGTTGCTCCAGCAAAAAATAGTACTTCGTTCATTTTTTCTCCTTTTTTGTTTTTAATAATCTACCGTAGTTAGGCCATCCAAACTTATCGTGTGATTCATCAACATATCGCCAACGTATTACACCAGTATCAGGATTTCTCTCGTATATTTTTGGTCTTTCTTTTGTCATCTTTTAATTACGACCTTTCCATCTTGTCTTAATTTTCTAATTATATTTATAACTTGCTGTTCATACTCTTTATTCGTACTCCAATTATCAAGTCCACGTGCCAATTCAATACCATCAGGTTTATTCCATAATCTATTTTGTCTGTCTCGTATTTTTCTAAATTCAGAATATGCCGGTTTTGTATTTAAAATTTTTATATAATCTCGTACAGAAGCACATTTACTATTATATGATTTAACTCTCCAAGATAATGTATCATTATAACCATGTGGTAACATTCCAGCATCTTTATTCCATACTCTTATACCAAATAAATTATTTCCTTCACGTGCAAATCTACTTAATCCAGCATTACTTTCAATTATGGCCTGAGCAATAATAAGTTCATCAGGTATTTGTTCATTTTTATGAAGCTCTAAATTTAAATAAGCAATACATTTTTGCATGGTTTTAATAAAAATCTCATCACTATAAGTTTCTATTCTAGGTTCCATAAAACCTATTTCTTTTGCCCACTTTATAGTTTTATCTATGGCTTTTTCTTCAACATTGTGTTGTGATATAAAATTAGGATAAAATGTACCTATACCAAAACCTATTAAAGTTATACCTATAACTGACATTGTTTGTCTAAAATAATATTTTATTTTTCTAGGTAATCTATATCTAAAATGCCAATACCAAGGTCTAGGTTTCATATAATTATATAATTAAAATACTCGTTTACTTACAATGTATGAAAAGTAATGTTTTGGTTCATTCAATTCACTCACTTGTGTATTAACATCATTAATCTTAATTTTCTTTTGTAAAAAAATTAATCTATAATCATTTAAGTATTTTTTCATAGTATTAAATATTTCTTCTGATTCTTTATTAGAGAAATTATTTAAAACATCTTCTTGGAAATTGCCTTCGTAATAAACGATTTGATCTCCTCGTCTCCGATTTTTGGTAAAATCTTCTATTGTTTTAATAGAATTTTTAATAGATGATTTAAGATATTCATCTTTAAACTTTTTTGTTATCACTTGTGTCATTATATATCCTTCGGTTGTTTATAATTTTAAACCAACATATTTTAAATTAGGTCTAAAACTATAAAATAGTTTATTGTGGTTACCATTATCATTTAACTGTGTAAACTGATAAAGATGCACCATTTCATGGGCTAACGTCTCCAAGAAATCTTTTTTATTATCGTATTTTGTATCCATTTCCAATTTTAAAGTTCTTGTACCTTTTCTCTCATAATCAACTATAATAACTTGACCCATACATCTTTGTCTTTTTAATTCTTTAATTTCTATATCGTTAAAAGGTGATAATTTATTGTTAAATAGTCCTTCATTGAGTATTTTAAAATATTTTTTAATGTCTTTATATGTGGTAGAGTATTTTTCTTTTGAAGATAACAATGGCATAAGTTTCTTTTTAATCGTTAAAACTTTCTTTTTTGTTACCTTTATCATACATTACTTACAATCTTCTTGTATCTTTGTATCCTTTAGTAAACTGCATTTATATGATTTATCTGCTTCAAGTCTTAATTCAGCGGCCGCCTTATCTAGTATAGCGGGTAAATACTTTTGCAATATATTAATACTATCAAGAGCGAACAAATGTGCAATTCGTGCCAATTCTTGTTCCATCAATTTAGCAGCATCAACTGGTTGACCAGATACTTTTTGTGTAATAACATGGCCAGCAACAGCAGTATTATATTCATCAGCCTTAACCGAGTTCATAAAAAGGGTTAAAAGGCCATACACCAGTAAACCTAGTGCTATTAAAAATATCAAGTACTTTTTCATAATATTTATCTTTCTGTTGTTTTTGTTAATGTTTTTTCTATATTTTGCCAGTATTTCATTTTTTTATATTCTGTATTAAAATCAACATCATGTTTTGTTTGTTTTAAAAGTTCTAAATTTTTATAATAAAAATACAAAACATGGTTTTTACTGCAATTTAATTTTTTTGCAATGTCTGAAAATTTGGTTTTGTATATCATTCTTTCTTTCATAATATATAAGAAATCTAAATATTCTTTATTATCTTTACTAGAAAAATACGAATATTTAAAATGTGTATTTTTAAATTTTTTTAATAATTTTTGTATATCTAATTTAGATTGTATTTTATCTTCAAAAGAATTATCTATTAAAGATGTTTCAAATGTTTTCATTTATATTTTATTTGTTGTTTATATGGTATAAGGTAACACTTTAATGTGTTTATTTCAAGCTTTATTTTTGTATATGGAAAAGATATTTGTCTTTAATATCAATAGGTTACTAAGAGTGTTGCATTTTTACAACACTCTTTAGTACTTAGTTTCTCATAAAATCATCATTCCAGTTAAAAGCTTCTTTTACACAGTTTTCTGTAAGGCCTTTATAAACTAGATTTAGATTTTTTTCTTTTATAGCAATTAATGCTAAAGCATCATCTTTATGTAATGCTTCTAACATTTGTATATAAAGAGTTTCTTTTTTTACTTTTGGTATATTACTTCCACCTTTGATAAAAAGATAAAGTTTTCTTGCTTCATCTAATAAAGATGTGTGATCTGTTCCAGCAGGTGCCTCGTTAGCTATGTAAGGCGGTGTTCCTTCTGGTAAATCCCAAGTAATTTTAGGATCAAAAGCAGCTTTTAATAACTGTCTTAAACCTTGACTATCGTATTTTCTTAATACTTCAATTTTTTTGGGTTTATCTTTTGCGTTATTTACTTGCGTAAATATTTCGTGAGCTAATGGTCTAGCATTTGTGGCCGTACGAGCCGTAGCATCTAAACCTTTTTTACTCATTAAACTAGGATGACTAGTTTGTTGTGTTTCTGCCATAATTATTTACTCCAATATTCGAATATTAAAAATCACCAATGTTACTCATTAACGATTTTAGTTTATGTTCTATAAAATAAGGTAACAGTTTGGACCTGCTAGGTACTTTATAGTTCTTATAAGTATTTATAATAGTTCTTTCTAGCTCTTCTGGTATGCAAGAAAGGTCTATTAGTTTCTTATTTCTTTCATAATATTTACTGGTTTCACTGCCAAGAGGTATATTACTAACATTGGCCCATTCTTCAAGTCGCTTCTTATTAATAGGTCTTTGTTTTTCACCTGTTAAAAAGATGTCATCAGGACTTAATATATTAGGAATACCATCTGATCGGTCTCCTTTTATAATCTGTTCATGTAAAAACTTCTTAGCATTCACTCCTTCACCAACAAATACCTTTTGTATAGGACTATATTGTTTAACATTTGGTTTATTTTGTAATTGTATAAAATCTTTATCACCACTTATAATCATAATAGGTTCATTTGTATGTTTTACAAGTATTGCTATGATGTCATCAGCCTCGGCTTTTTCTATATACATCATAACATAAGGAAAGTTTTCCGCAATTTCGTGTTTAATTTCTGTAATTACATTAAATATGTTATCCCAATCTGTAGCAGAATCTACACGGCCTTTTCTACGAGCGTGTTTATAATTAGGAAATATATCTCTACGCCATGGGTCTCCAGCGTCGGCACATAAAACTATTTTATCACCATATTCTTTTTTAAATTTTAAATTAAAACCTCTTAACGAATTAATAACCATATGCCTAATCATTTCTTTATTAGGTATGTTCTCTGCTTTACCTCTGGTCTGTGCCATAAGGTTTGATATTAAAACTTGGTTTAGGTCAATTAAAATCATTATGCTTTATGTTCAAATACTACTGTTTCATCTCCCATTACTTCATTATAACTGGTAGTTTTAAATATAAAGTCTTTACCGTATTCTTTACCTTTTTTACCTTGTTCATTAGCATATTTTGCAACTGCTTCTACTACATCATAACCAGCATTTAAACCACCACCCTCACCATATTCTTCATTTATTTCTTTTGAGTATGATTCTCTATCTGTTAATGAATTAATTTTTTTTTCTACTATTAAACTATCTTTAAATTTTCTTTTTACTTCGTATGCCATAAATCTCCTTATTATTTAAATAGAGGCGAGCGTTATATATTTCTCGCCTCTATCAACACTAATTAAGAGTTATAAGAGTATAACTCTTTTCCATATAGTTTTTTGATACCAGCAGCAATAATTGCTTTAGATGGTGTTCCTAATCTATATGAAGTACCTTTAGAAGTTTTATTGATGTAAATCATATTTCCTTCTAATCTTAATTTGTCAATCATAGCTCTTGGAGATACTAGATCAAATCTATCTCTCAAAGTTTTCCATGACACTGGTTTTCCAGATGACAATAGGTTAAGTACTTTTTGTGTTTTTGAAGCATTACCACGTGTAAATGCTCTTTTTAATGTTTTAAACATTATATGTTCTCCTTGTTTCAATTGCTATTTTACAACCTGCAAAGGCGATTCCATTAGGAATTTCTATAAAACTATTTTTCCCAATCATCCGGTGTTTCAAAATCTGGTTCAAAATCCGTCCAACCGTCATTGGTTCGTTTAATTTCATCTTTAATATCTTTACTAAAAGGTTTATGTGGTTTATGTTTTTCTTCTGGTATTACTCTATTATAATCAATAATAACTTGTGGTCCAAATCTTGTCATTTTAACATCAACTATTTTATCAGCTAATCTTTGTGCTGGATGGTCAACATCAAAATCTCTATAAATCATACCTCTCATAATATCCACTAATAAACCTAAATCTTTTGTAAATTCTGGTTTCTCTGTTAACATGGCCATTTCTACAAATTTTCTTAACATCATCATGGCAATTTCATCAACATTACCCTCAACAAATTCTTTTGTATTTTCTAATCTAACTCTTTCTGTTGCCTTAGGATCTTGTTTTGCTGTTTGTTTATTAACAATTCTATCAGAAGGAAATAGAATAACTTTATCTTTATCACTCATTAATTATTTGATTTAACTATTTTACCCTCAAAATTAACAAAACCTTTATCGTGTAAATATTCAACTAATTGATTATAACCACCTATAAGTTCACCATTAATTTTAATCTGCGGCATTGATCTAACATTTTTACCTATATCTTCGAATAATGCTTCTGTTGAAGAAAAATCTTCAAATTTTTTTTCTGTGTAATTAAGGCCAAGATTATTTAATAATAACTTAGCCTTAACACAGTATCCACATTTATCTTTAGAATATACTAATATGTTAGATATATCACTCATTAGTTAGCCTTGTTTTCAACGTTCTTAACTGTTTCTTTGAACGCTTGATCAGCCTTTTCTTTTAGTTTATAAGAGT